GCTGGCAGCGAGACAGCAGACGTCGCAGCCAGAGACTTTCTGCCTCGCTGTGCCATTACTTTTTCCTTTTTTTCTGGACGTTTTTAAAAAAGAAACTGAGGGCGCGGTCTTTAAGATTTTGCTGCCAGAGTTTTACCCCTCCCCCGCGCCAGCCACAAAGATAATGATAATAGTTATCAAATGGGCCTAAGCACACCGAGTTGGTGCCTCCGGCTGACTTCAAATGATATTGATTATCACTTCTCGATGATTTGCAGGTTTTCGCGTGACAGGCTGGCAGGTACCAGGCTCTTCCCGATACCAATCGGGATTGACATGCTGACCGATGGCATGGCTTCGCCCACTTCATGACTGAACCCGATGGCTGTAACCGAATTGAACTGAATGCCGTCGATACTGAACTCAACTAACTTGCCGTCTCTGTATTCAATCTTGAGGTCTTTCATTAACTTCTCCCGTTACCAGATAACACGGCCATCATCGTCGAACTCAGTCAATGTTCCGCCCTTCTCCAGGCGCTGCTTCACGGAGTCATGACAGCGCTTGCAGAGTGACTGTAGATTGTCGGGGTCATGAAACAATGAAACATTGCCTTTGTGTGGCGTGATGTGGTCAACAATAGAGGCTGAGATAACCTGATTGCACCTGAGGTGGAACTCACACAGTGGTTGCTTTTGAAGCTGGTAATAGCGCAGGCGGTACCAGCTCTTAGTGTTATAGAGATTATGCCAGGGTGAATTGGATGCCATATTCACTCCAAAAAAACCGCCGATTGGCGGTTATGTTTTCTTCAATGCTTTTTTCTGATTCGCAGCATCAATTATAGCTTGAGACCTTAACCTTCTATTTTCTCTTTCAACATACCAATCTTTGAGTAGAGTTTCGATAAGATCTATCAGCAATCCTGCTTCATCTGAATCAACTTCAATGATGAAATTGATATCTTTTTCCATATGAGCACCAATATTTCCAATGCTACGGATTGCGTCTATTGCATACCATGTATGAGAGTCCACTTTATTTTCAATAGCCTTGATTTCTTCATAGAGATTCTTCTCTTTTACGTTCCAGAAATCCCTAATCATCCCCTGCAAGCATCTTCGTGAAAGTGTTGCTGAAGCTTTGGGTGACAAATTTTTTATCAGAGCCGATTCTTTGTAGTCTTCTAATATTGTTTTGGGTATGTAATCTGGAAAACTTTTTGCTGTACCTTGAGGTCTAATCATCCATTGATCAACTTGCTCGCCGGTAGGATATACATATGAACCATCAACATATCCTTTGTTGACTTGTGTAGAATATATATATTCTTTGCATTCTGGATTTGGACATACAGCAATGAAACATTGAAAATAAATGGGTCCGTGTTTCGTGTCGCCATTGAACCCAAACTGTTGTTTCATGCTCTTAATTGCCTCTGATGTGGCGAGTTTGCTACAGTAAGGACATTCCCAGGTTGCCATTTTTTTCTCCATCCGAGAGGAGATTACAAAATAGCCGCAACACGACTATGAGTGAAGCTTTTTTATCTCATAGTGTCGCGATGCTTCACAGCTTGGCTAGCTTTGTTCCTTGTCGGCGGATTCGATTGACCTAAAATGCGTAAACATGAAGCCTTCATATGGCAGCGGCATATAACAGGCCAGCAGTGTGATCAGGTCAAAGAACCATTCAGGCACACCATTAGCAGCACACGCATCAGGTTCGCCTGACTCCATATTGCGTAAGTAAACCGGAACGATGTTGACGAACAGGCCGGTATGCTCCCATTCGCTCTTATCAACCCTGCCGAAGAATACTGCCATCTTATTCCCCTGATTCGATGCGCCGGATTGTAGCGCGGTCAATGTTGCACTGCCACAGAGCGCCATATAATTCAGCGTTGAGGCTTACGCTGTCGCCGCACGTCATATCCTATGCCCGAACTGGCACGTCATTCTGGCTTGTCAGTTAAGCCAAAAGGCTTAGCTGTGGCTGCTTTTATGTCCGATACTCCACCAGCGCATTTTGCTGCGTCGCGCAATCTGTCCGCAGCATCAACATTAACCTGCTCGTTGCGCTAAGCTTTAAGTTCGGCGATCCTTTTGGATGTTAGGTTTAGTTAGGTTCTCGCAACCTGATGCGCGGGCGTTCTTTTAGTTGTACCCCGCCAGGATGGCCGCTTGCGTGACGTTCATATCGATAAGGTACTCGCGACAGAACATCTCTTGTTTGTCGGTGAGCGCCATGTAAATACCTTTGGAGAAATCAATGGATAAAAAACAGTCGTCGATAGGAAGAAGACTTGAACAATCACTCAACAGCCTGATAGCCAATGATTACGAGAGTTCGCTTGTCCATTTTTTTCCTGCCTTAGATAAAACAGCAAAATTAAGAAGGCCTGGCTCTAAGATTGGAGTTGGAGAGCGAATTAAAGGCTTTCTTAGGGATGAGGAGCCCTTCATATCATTTTTGGCCTTTAGAATAATTTTCGAGAACGCTCGATTTGATGGAGTAAGTTTCGCGGAAGCAATTTATAAATTCGGCAGAACTTCAATAATGCATGAAGGAGAACTCGACAGGAGGCTGAGTTTCGAAAATGTCGACCAAATTATGATAATTGGAGACACTTGAAAACTATCACCTTCCTACATTGCCGCTATGATTACCGCCGTGATGGCTGCTAGTGAAAATGCTCAAGAAACTTTCCTTTCACCAAAAATTCTTCACCTTCATGACAGAGCGTTAAATGCGAACGATATTTGGGGCAAGAAAACTGAGTTACAAGCTTTGCTTAAGATGCCAGTGAGACCCTAACGTAAGCATTGCTCTTTGATGTACTGCTGCAGCACGGCTATTTGCTTTCCGGCGACCTCGATTCGCTCTCTGAGGGTGAAATAATCCCGCTGAGCGGCGTCAGTAAGTCGGGCGCTGGCTGCATCATCCATGCTGACGGTGCCGGTGGCGGATTGCTTCGCACACGTGGCGCTGAGTAGCAACCGACGCTTGCCAGTAGCAACATCATCATGGAGATGATCGATAGTGGCTTTAGCACTTGCTAACTCCTTCGTGTATTTTTCATCGAGTGCGCGGATATCGCGCTGGCGTATCTGCATGTCGGTGATAGTGTCATTAGCTAGTTTGAAATTGCCGGTTGCGGTATCACGCTGCGCTTTGTAGTCGATGGCATTGCCACGGTAATAGAACGCGTATGCTACCGAGGTGGCTAATAGCAGCAGAACCAGCAGGATGAGCGCAGCAATTACCTTAGCCTTTAAGGTCATCAGCACTCTCCGCCAGGCACATCGAGCGCTCCATATCGCGCCGGTTCATTAACCCTCGCCACTTCTGACCACCAGCATAAATCCAGCGGCGCAGCTCTTCGCATGCGCCATCGACATCGCCAGAGTTGAGTTTCTTCAGCAGTGACGATTTAGAAAATGCACCGGAGCCAACGTTGTAAGTAAAGCTGTAGAGCGCGGCTCGCTGATACTCCCCTAACGGGACTTTTACCAGGCTGTCTACCGACTTTTTAACCGGCTGCAGATCGTTCCACATCAGGCGATCGCATTCGCGGTCGGTGTACTTCTTGCCTTTGATGATATCTGTGCCGGTATGACCATCGCAGACAGTCCATACGCCAGCCACATCTTTGTAAGGCTCGTATACCCTACCCTCTACACCGTCTTTACCACCGAGGAATACCGTAGCGATAGCCATAGCTCCGCCACCCGCGACAGCAATAAGCTTATTGCGCAGGCTGTTAGACATAGCCATGAGTTAATCCTCGTTGATGCCTGGCGCGGTGGGCCAGCGCTGAAGGGCTTTGATTTGCGCCAGGGTAGCCTTGCGTTTGTAATACCAGTTGATGCCGAGCGTGAACAGCGCGACCAGAATACCGGCCAGCACGCCTACAGCACTCCATTCATCGGGACTTAACCTGGTCAGCAGACCATTGGCGATTGTCCCGGCAGATGCGCCGTATGCCGCGCCGGAAGCCAGTTTGCTCATATCGATACTCATATCACCTCCGTGATTACGGGCGGTGCTGTAGGTAGTCAGAAGAAAAGATCGCTCCTCCCCATCACAGCAATGAGGGTCATCCGATTTAGTTTTAGGAGGACGCAAAATAGAAAAGGCCGCCATTTGGCGACCTATAGATTTTTGTCAGAATTTAAAACCAAGGCCAAATCAAGCTAATTGCGCCAAAAATCAACCTTGCAAGAGGAGATTGCCTTCTTGCTATGTAGTCCTTGGTGCTCTGAAGCTCCTCAGTTATTTTCATATTTTGATAAGCAGTATGTACTGACCAGCGAGATATTAACCGGTCAATCAGCCTTAAACTTCTTTGATAATAAAGTGGGAAGAACCTCAATTGATAAATGCTATCCAACTGATAATCTATAAATGCACCACCCGCTTTACCCTCATTTAAAACCTCAATGACCTTTTGGTATGCCTCAAGCTCCCTGTCCTTACTTTCAAGAATTGCTTTATGCATGAAAGTCAACGCCGTCCACATTCCACCGAAAAGTAAAGCGGTAACAGATATAACTAGTGGGATTGATTTTTCGGGGTTTTCTATAACCCATTTGAAACCTTCAGTTATCATCACGCCTCCTTAATAATTAAGGTTATCGGCATGAAGATTGACATCTTCAGATATAAAAAAAGCCCAGCCAGCTGGTGAGGCTGCGAGGCTTTCTGACATCCACTTAATATGCAACTGACCCGCCATCAGCGAACCAGATAATTCTGTTTAGTGCGGAAGACTCATAAAACCCCCACTATGAGGAGATATTAATCCATTCCAGGACAAAAGCAACAGTTATCTTTGGCTGGGGAATCTTTCATTTCCTGTAATTTTCTGAAAGGTCTGGTCAGCGTGAGACTCTTCCTGCTCAAGCTTAGCCACCAGCGCATCAAAAAAGGGCCTCCAGTTACGGTTCCACGTCCTCTCCTGCAGTTCAGGAATCAGCACGCTTATCGCTCTGAATGCCTTTGTACCCGGTGATCGGATAAATCCTCGCCCTCCGCAACGCTCACAATTCTTATCGACGATGGTATTGGTCAGCCTGGATTTTTCAATATCACGCACACGGCCAGTGCCATTGCACCGGCAGCGCTCTGTCACTGCGCCCTTGCCGTGACATGTCACGCACATCTTCTCCAGCGTTTCCAGCCGGTATTTTGGCGGGACGTAATTATCGTTGTCAGGTGTTGAGCAGCCAGGGTGAATCATCACGTGCTCAATGCTGTTGGTGACCCCGCGCCCGTCACAGTCAGGGCAAGCGTGGGTGCTGGCTGCTGATCGGACATAATCTTCATACGCCAGCTTGGATAGAACTCTGATACATGATGGCAGCTTTGAGCCAGCTGATTTGAGAACGAGCTTTGGGGTAATGCGTCGTGCGTGAACCATCAGCAGGCCGATTACTCGATCTTTCTCTTCTTCGCTGACACCGGACTTAGCCAGAACGGCTGCAATCCCCATTGGTGACTTTGACTGACACATTCCGATAGCGGCCATCAGGTCTGTACCTGTTAGCCCATCACTCCCGGTTGCGCGGGAAGAGTCGCTGATCTGCATACTCTTTGGATTGAAATGCTTCAGCGCCGATTCTATTTTCATGCTCACCTTCTCCACACACTTTATTTTTTGTCTGCCCCAATCACTCCGACTGCAATCGCGTGATCGAGGAATCTGAACAGCAGCTCAATCTGGCTGCCGTACTTCGCTTCAAACGCTTTCATATCCCGGTGCAGTTCATCGTGATGCGCTCTGCATAGCGGTATCACGAATAAATCATGGGCCTTTGTCCCCATTCCCCCCTGACCGTGCCCGATGATGTGATGAGGATCGTCCGCATGACTACCGCAGCATGCACAACTCTGCGACTTAACCCATCGTGTGTATTTCTCACTTTCCCAGCGCCGACGCTTGGGGCGCTTCATGAATGATTCTGGTGATTCCGGATCGGCTCGGAGGCTGATTATCTTTTTGACGACCTGAGCAGCGTCCTGAATCACTTCGCGGGCCGGACGCGCCGGAATGATTCTGGCCTCTTTGAGTTCGCCAGCCTGTATGAACTCTTTTGGCATACGCAGAACGCGCCGGGCCGGTGCCTCCGGTATGAGATCAATCAGGTCATTCAGTGAGGCCCACCAGCACAGCTCAGGCAACGTCAGCTGGTGGTCACCTGTTAGTGCCATCTGACTGCATGCCGCCCTGATGATCCAGAGGGCTGTGTTACCTTTGGCGATATTCTCCAGACTACCGGGTATGCCGTTTTCCCTGAATTCATTATCATGGCTGTAACAAAGAGACACCAGGCCGTTTTCGATTTCTGAGACTGTGAACTCATGGTGATGCCATGCTTCGGCCTGCTCCCACTGACAGCAGCCAAATGACTGGACGAAAGATGCCAGCGCATTAGGCCCACCAGCAGCCGCTATAACACGTTCGTGACCGAAGAAGGGAATCAGTGATGGTTCATCAAGCAGCGGCTGTGTGCCGTCATTCAGCCGCCCTGATGGAAGGTCTGCCATATCCAGTGTCGGCGTGCTAATCACAACGCGGGACTTGAACAGCTTCAGCAGCTCTGGCCCCGGTCTGAACAGAACTATCCCTGTGCGCGGCGCTATTTCAGGTGTAAGCAATGCCCTCATTCAGCACCGCCTGCAGCTTTGTGCGCCGTCCAAAGCCCGCCAATCCACTGAACATCCATCGCGGTAAAGCGGGACTGACTAAGCATATAATTTGAGTTGATGTGAGCAAATATGCTCACATCTTCCTGACGCTGAAGCAACATGGCTTCAATGTCTCGCTTAACATCTGGTTGACACTTCACTGTGAGATCTTCAATTTCACGGCTGGTCATGATTAGGGCATAAATTTCACTGGCGGCAGACGTAACGATGCCCGCTGATTGATTTAGCATTCTGTCTTCTCCACACACTGTTTTTAACCGGCCACACCACTTCACCTGCATGTGAAAGAGGCCAACCTTTATCTCAGGCATCTGCAATATGCCTGGTCATCACGCTATAATTTTTTAGCTTCTAACCCATTTAAATGCTAAAAACCGAGGAAAATCCCATGAATTCGGATATAAGGACTGAATTTCATTTTTAGGCATCGGCTCCGTAATATTAAGCAACTGAAACCCATACTTAGAAAAGACTGAAATATATTTCTCCAATGGCCTATGAATGTGTGTAGTTTTAAATTCCGAGCCAGATAAAGATATCCTAAAAGGAGCTTTAACCATTATCTCTTCTTTGTAAGAAAACCATGACTCTTTTTCGTACCCCCAGTACCTTGGCCAGAAACATGGGTGAGGAATAGTTGCAACAAACTCATCACCTGAATTTGAAACCTTTGATAATTTCCTAGCAAACTTATCAAGATGAGGATCTGCCGAAAGCATCATAGCAGCCAAGAAAACTTTTTTCTCGCAAGAAGTATTAAATAACTTGTCCAAACAGTCTTCAAAATCCGAGTGAACAAAAAATATATTATTAAATTCAGAAAGAATTGACTTTGCCACGTCCAAACTTCGGGCTGATGGCTCTACACAAATAACCCTCTTAAAACGTCTAGCAAGGCATGAAGTAAGTTCTCCTGTGCCTGAACCTATATCTATCAAAGTTGCTTGAGTATCATGGGCTAAAAGTGACTCAACTAAAGGTACCATCACATGAGTGAATGTGATGTCCAAACCTGCACTTATCTGACGATGCCTCTCATCAGCCAAGTTGTCCCACTCACTAGCTAACTCAAGAGAGGATATATTCTCGATGTGTAAAAATTTTGGAATCATAACTCGTTTCCATTAATTTTTTCTGAGGCTTTTTTTGCGATTTGAACAAGCTCATTAGCTAAGTTAAAGGCAGGATGAGAGCCAGTATCGAACTCCTCAATTATATGCTTATCTGATTTAGCTCTACCAATGGCCACTTGACTACCATCTCTACCATAGTAAGCAATAGTAAATCGAGCACTTGGATTTTTAAGCAGCTCCTCACCGTAAACATAGATTTCAGCTCCATCTTTTTGTAACTCTTTTGATAAGGTAGTATGAGCTGGTAAACAGATAATTAACTCACCGCTTTTTGCTTTTCTTGTCAGAAGAAACCTTGAGCGATCATCACTTGCCCAACTCATGTCCCGAGTCCATATTGCAACTCGTCCCCCATGGGCAATCCAGCTAAGCATATATTTATTTATTGAAGCTGAGTCCGATTGTTTAAAGGTATGTTTTCCATCGAGACTAGAAATTTCATAGTAAACCAAGAAACTGTATAGCATAAGCAACAATATAATCACTGTAGCTATACCTGCAGCAATCCAAGGTGTTATCTTACTATGGTCCACCAAAGGGTAAAGTGTAGCAAATAACCCGACCATACCTAAAAAGATAACAACCAGTTTTACTGTAAGCGCCTTGTAATCTTTAGACCACTTAGGACGGGGCCATTCATCTTCACTTCTATTAGACATTTTTTATCCTTAAAATTTCGTTCTCTTATAAAGGCTAGGCATGTACAACCTGTCGCATGCCATGTTGCATGAACTAATAGTAACAATAAAAGACTACCATAAATGATGAACCTCCATGAGTTGATTTATCTTTTTATGAATAGAGAATGATCTTCATTGCGCCACAAGTGGCTTACAAAAATTTGTCAAAACACACAGATCACGCTCATTCTGTACGATAGTGCGATAAACCCTTAAAAGGCTTAATCATAATGTCTACTTTGCCTTTCTTGACTTGGACTCCCCATTCTACAGTGAATCGCTTAATCTGCTTATCATCGCCCCACACATCTGCATGCGTGAGGCTATCGAATAACGCTTTGAGGTAGTTATCAAGATCACGCTGGCGCTTATCTGGCGGGAACAGCAGCACGCTTACCTCTACATTACCTGTAATCGGCTGAAGTCGGCGTTTAAGTTGCTCCATGACGGCGGCGAGGGCATTGGAGCGGAAACAGCGCCCGGAGGCGCTGATCAATACTCCCTTTTTAGGGTTACGACAGTACGTGTTTACGCTTGGCGGGAACGGGAGAGTTAATTTCATGCCGCGCTCTCTCCCACATCTGGGATTGCCATCTGCCCGGCCGCCTCACGAACTGCCTGACGCAGCATGCGAATGTTTGACCAGCAATCTCGGTTTGTCTGCTCCACCAGCGCGATGAATTCCTGAACGGTGCATGGATTGTCCTGGCGAATCTCTGACAACACTGCTGAGAAGCGCTGCAGCTGCTCAATAGCCAGCTCTGAATCATCGTGCTGCTCTGACAACCACAGCTTTAGTTCAAGAGCGTCCTGGTGCTGCCTGATGAGACGAACGGCGCTGGCAATCGTCTCTGCTGGTACTGTCACACAGGTAGGGTTCTCTACAGAGTCTGCCGCCCAAGTATGCGCCCACTTGGATTCGCTGTAGGTGTACTCAGCTTTCATTTTGAACGCGGCGATAATGCACGCCCACACCTCAACGCCGCTTTGCTCAAGGATTTCGTGCTTCAGCAATGGCAGGTCATCACCATCACTGCTCTCTGTTTTGGCCGGTACCGGTTGCTTACTAACTGATTGGGTAACGCCGTAGTGCTCTTTAGCGATCAGAACAATGTCCATCAGCTCAGCCGCCTGCAGGTCAGTTTCAAACGTCAGAGTGATGCGAGAACCTTCCTCGCCCTGCTCGGCCTGGCAATGCTTAGCAATCAGCTCTGCCAGTTTGCGTGCCTGTGCTGCACTGAACTGCGGCATAGCATCGGTCTTGGTCAGCTTCTTCTTGCCAGCTGCTTTGGCCTTCTGCATCTGCTCCTGTGCAACAGAAGAGGCTTTCACACCATGCTCACGCTGCAGGGCTACTGCTGTGGTCGCGGCCACTTCGCCGGATTTCACCATCTCAATCAGAGGTTCGCCCACGGTCAGCAGCTGCAGGTGCTGTTCAACATCGGTGATCGAACGCTTAACCTTTGCGGCAATCTCTGCTGGCTCTAATCCCTGGTTAACGAGGCGCTGATAGGCGGCTGCACGTTCCAGCGGCAACAGGGCGCGTCCCTGACTACTGGTGACCATGAAAGCAACGCTGTCAGCTTCACTGCCCACGAAGTCCTTACACTCAAGACGCAGGGTGTAGCCCTCTTCCTGAGCCAGCTTCGCACCGTAATAGCGGTGATGGCCATCGATGATTTTAATGCCTTTCTCGGTGACCTTAACAGCCAGCGGAGGCACATGCTCGCCAGTGATGAAGGCATCGCGGAATTCCTCGACATGGGTCTGATCGATATCACGGATGTTGTAATTAGTTTCGACATACAGCTCATCAACGCCCAGCAGGTAGGTTTTACGGGTGGTGATGTCGGTATCGCTGTTTTTTTTGTCGTCGTAAATGCGCGCTAAAGTACTCATGCCGTGGTCAGCTCCCATGTCAGGACAAAAATCAGTGCGGCAATCATCACTACTGCTGTGCGGATGGCCTGATAGAAAATCTCGTTGCGTTCGTAGTGGCTTTTCAGGTGCGCTCTCATAACAAATCCCTGTTCACACTGGCTGAAATGATGCGGCCGGTATCGAGTCCGCCATAGCTGCCGCAGTTGAGTGAGCCCTTCACAGCGCAGCGGTCGCAGTTCTCTTTGGCTTCGTTGCGTGAGGCGTCGAACTTCGCCACCGGCATTGCCTCGCGCCATACCTGAGCTGCACGCAACCAGAACCCTTTACTCTCCAGTTCGGAGGCCTGCTTCGCCTTGTGGCTGTATCTCTCGCTCTCAACCGGCATTGGGTCGGTGTTGATCGAGTAACTCCAGTCGCTGGCACGCTTAAGCAGACCCTTAGTGAACAGCGGTTTGATAAAGCGCTTAACTAACGTCTCATGAAGGCCGGTTAGCTTGCAGAGTTCGCGGACCTTCAGCGGACCATTGCGGTTAATAAGTTCAAGAATTTTTGATTCGTGGTTAATCATCGCTCTGTCCCCTTATGCGCCGCGAAAGCCGTGAGGCGTTGATGTGTCCACCTGAGAAACAGCCATCACATCGCGCTGCCACTTGCCGTTAATGCAACGTGGACGCCCCGCTTTGTCCCACTTCTGAGCTGAACCCAGATAGCCGGGAAACTTACCCTGCCGAAAAATGGTTTCCGGACGCACGTATTCACGCATTTTGGTGTCCTCCCCCCATTTAGCGATTGAGTAATCGACAGTGAGGATCAGCTCATCAGCAGTGAAATCTTCAGCCAGGCGACCGCGAATAGGCCCCAGCGATGATTTTGATTTCTGAAAGCGCAGGCCAGAAGCACGCACAAGATGCTCCAGCACAGTGAAAGCAGCCTGATTTGCATCACAGGCATCGTCGGGTTGCGACGCAACCTGACAAGAAGGGGTTGTTGTAATCTTTGTAGTAATCTCTGTTGTATTCTCTGTAACATTGGGACAGTTTGACCCGATGGAGTGGGACAAGTTGACCTTATCCATAGGGACGGATTGACCTTTTCGATTAGGACAAATTGTCTTTCTCGATAGGGACAAATTGTCCTTATCGGTCAGCAAAGGGTTTGCGTAGTTAATTGCGTAATAATTGGTCTGGTCGTGCTGTTTCTTTTTTAGTTGCTCAACAAAAATCAGCCCCATCTTCTTCAGCGACGAAACCGTTCTTTGTATGGTCTTCGTGGTCCACCATGGGAACTGCTCATTCCACGCATTGATGCTGTTATAAACCCAGCGTTTTCCCTCATATTCAACGCCTGCTGTGGTGTCTTCCAGCCAATAGCAAATCTGTTGCAGGACTATCGCTTCATTCAGGCCGATGCGCAGCGCAAGTTCCGGGCTAATCACCAGCGGTTTTACTTTCAGAAGTAGGCTCATGATCTAAACCGACCTCCCTGAAGTACTGCTTGAACCGTTCGAGAGAGCTGAAGCACTCGCCATGTTCATAGTTGTCACGCAGGTAGATAACCCGGTCGTTCTCTGGCTCCCAGCGAATGACCCGCACAGGGATGCCGCGCTTATCTCGGAAGATTCGGTCGAGCTCTCGCATCTGGCAGCCTTCATTTGCTGGTTGATATAGCCCACAGCCCAGCTGAGAAAGCTGTGGTTAACTTCTTCGGTGACACCTAGTACATTAAGCACATACCGCAGCGGCTCATTGCTGAAGCGGCCACCAGCTGAAGGAAGGCAACAGAATTGCGGTAATCCTGATTTTCTGGTTAAATTGATCACGCGATTAGTTCTCCACACACGTTGATTTAGTCGCATCGAACGCCGCGGACTGCAATCCTGCGGCGTTCACCTTTTCTGGGGCGCAAAACACGCGATACAGCAGCGTCAGGTGCTCCTGCCACTTTGCCATTACCTGATAGCTGTTCTCTTCAATCTGCTCACGTTCAGCCGAGTCAATCACACCATCTGCTGTTGCTTTGCGGATGTAGGCAGAATGCTTACCAATCCACTCAACCGACTCCATTAGGCGCTGATTGATATCCGCGTTATCCACGTCCTCAATATCCACCAGTGGGACGTTGACGCTTTTTGACTGACGTGAAACAGCATTCGCGATATGCTTTGTGCCGCTTGCCTGCTGCAGAACCATCGCCCAGCCCATTGGGAAAATCTGATCGCCATTGGTCCGCAGACGGTTAAACAGTGCATCTTCAGTAACGTCCAGCCATTCAGCTGCTTCCGCATAACCACCTGGAAGACTTGAAATCGTCTTCTTGATTGCTGCCACCAGCCATGCCGGTTGCTTTTCAACTTGCCAGTGCTTCTGATCCACGGTTAAGCCCTCTTTACTGTGGTTTCGCTACTGCCGGAGTAGCAGATAAAGTTTTGGTGTCGTTCAGGAAGCGCTGGGGATAAAGAATCTCCAGCTCACTGATTTCACCGTCAAAAAAAACTGCTAATCGCTCAGCAACATCCAGTGATGCAACCTGAAGACCGCGCTCGATGCGACTTAGGTTTCCGACATCCAAGTGAATAGCTACAGCAACTTCACTTAGGGTTTTCCTTTGCGACATGCGCAATATTCTTAATGGTGAATGCATTTTCGCCTCCTTAGTTGCGTAATGTGCATGTTATTTCACGCAATCAGATTGCGCAAGTTAATTTGCGTTTCATGCAAACCAGCCATTAAATAGGCACATGAACATAGGAAACCGAATCAGAGAGCTTCGCCTTGCGCGGGGAATGAGAATCAACGATCTGGCTGATGCCGTTGGCGTCGATCAGGCGAATATTTCACGTCTTGAGACAGGAAAACAAAAATCCTTTACTGAGCAATCGCTTAATAAAATCGCAAATGCGTTAAATGTTAGTCTCGGCGAACTTTTTATTCCCTCCGGTCCAGAAAGTACTGTATATAATAACAGTAAGGATATCGTTAAAGGCATACAAGGGGGGGATGTGTATCGTGTGGAACTGCTTGATGTAAATGTGAGTGCTGGCCCAGGTGCCTATGTTGGAAGTGACATTATTGATGTCATACGCTCCATTGAGTACAACACAGAGCATGCTAAGAACTTCTTCGGTGGAAAGCCTCAATCCACTGTGAAGATGGTCAACGTGCGCGGCGACAGCATGTCAGGAACTATTGAGCCGGGGGATCTGATTTTCGTAGATGTTTCAGTGACTCAGTTTGACGGTGATGGAATTTATGTGTTTGGTTTTGATGGGAAGATACATATCAAGCGCCTGCAAATAGTTCCTGACAAAATCGTAGTTATTTCTGATAACACTCGATATCGGGACTGGTTCATTGATGAAACTAATGAGCACCGCTTTTACATCTTCGGCAAAGTCATGATCAGCCAGTCGCAATCCTTTAAGCGACACGGTTAGCCCTCAGCAAATCTTACAAAACCCGGCATGACCGGGTTTTTTTGCGCCTACAACATTCAAATTTTGCAATTAACGCATTTTATCACTTGCGTTATATGCATATTGGTTTTATTGTTTGTCTGATCAGCGGTTACTTCGGTGGGATAGCAGATGAATTTCTCCAAACAAATGGCTAACAGTAAATTTTGGGACCTAATTACTTTCCTATATCTATTCCCAGACGCAGACCTCATCTGTGATGGAGATACTGGCGTTGTGAGTATTCAGTGTGGGAGCCAAAGCTTGGCTTACGGTTTAACGTTTTAAGAATGCGGAATTGCTGTGTTGGCGGTTACTCATGATGTTTTGTTTAACCGCCCTTTTTCACAACGATAAGGGCATTTGCAAAGCGGGTGTTTTCAAACGCTTTAGAGACGTGGAGTAAGTGTCCTTTTCGTTGTGGTGAATGCGGCCAGCGCGCGCGGAAGACTGACAAAGATTGCACACAGTCTAAGAGTTTCCGCTCTGGTGTCTGTCAGTCTGACCAGAGCACCGGGAGGCACCCGGCACCGCAGCAACTTTTCAAATGTGTGGAGTAATCGGCTGTGGGTTATTGCAGTAGCTCACCAGCCAACTTAAACGAATCCAAAAAGTTTTTTATTGCCGTCACTGGCAAGGGATTCATGCAACCAAAAATCGTGTGTGGAGAGTTTCATGGAAAAGCCAAACGACCATATCACCGTAGGCATTATCACCCTGCCCTACAGCCATATCCTCAACGGCTGGGTCATGCCTGACGGTTCAGTAATCACTAATCCCATCAAGGCGCAGAACGAAGCTGAGCGCCTTAACAGCACCATCACCATTCACTGAGGGCGATGACATGCATCACTTCAAATCGAATAAAGAAGTTGTCGCTGCCGGCCACCAGTTCGCTAAGAACATCGGTGCGGACACGCCTCTTATTGAAATGACAAAGATGGTGACTGAGCTGGCTTCACGTCTTGAGGTCGCAACCGTTCGCGCCAATCTCATGGCTGGAGAGGTTCTCCGCATCAACAGCGTGCTGCCTGACACCATTACCGCACTTCAGGCTGCTGGGGCTGACATGCCCCTGATTGATGACCTGAAAGCAGCGCTCGCCACTCCAGCATGTGAGCAGTGGATTAGCACACTGCGCTGTGAAGCTCTCGGCGAAGCCCGCCGCGCTGTAACGACGCTCAGTAACCACCAGCAACCCGGTATTTCACATGCCATCAACATCATTTCCCAAATGGAAATGGATTTGCTCCGCACCCGCACGGCAACGCTGAGGGTGGTGTCATGAAAAAGGTCGCACAATTCCGGCGCAGCACCGGAGCGAATGCTGGGTTCAGTGAAAAGTTAGCCTGGCAGTTATCAAAAGGACCGGCAACGGGCCGGGAGCTGGCAGAACGTCTCGGTATGACCCTCTGTGAGTTCAACCGTTTAGTTCTCCACATAATGCGCAGAGGTGGAGAAACGCTACAGGTTGAAGCCACTAATAAAATCTGCCTGGGCGGTGGTTCTATTGATCGCACTTACAATCTGGTCAGAAACCCGCGCCGTATTGCTCGCAGTCCTTCTAAACCGATGGTGATTAACCACAGAAATGACTGTTCTGAAGAGCAGAAGAAGCGCAACTGCAAAGCAGCAAAACGCCGCGCCCGTCTGATTGCCAGCGGCATTTACATGGAATGTATGGGTTAAGGGGATCGAGATGAGTGAAGTAAAACGTTACGGCTACTTGGGCATTATAGAGGAAGAGGATGGCGAAGTGGTTAAGTGGGAAGACTACGCTGCCCTTAAATCAGAGCATGACGCGCTGGCAATGGATAATTCGGCGCGGGGCGAAATTATTGAACGCCTGATTGGCCAATTTAGTGCGGCAGGTTATCACGCCTTACAGAATTCACTGAACCCTGCACAGTCACTGCTATACGACGCCATGCAGGTGCTGAATCAGTCAGCCACCGACGCCTACCTCAACTCTGTGCGGGCTGATGCAATTTCCAACGCCCTGGATGCATCCTCAAACCATTGCGAGACAGATTGCGTCATGGATGCATACGACTGCAGCTATGAGATAGCAGAAATGCGCTCCGCTGGCGCTATTGATCTGCATGATGGACTTGTCACGTACGCCAACAAACTCCGCGCCGGTAAGGATGGTGAGTGATGGAAAAGCTGGATGACTTGGTTTTGTTGGTTAACTCAAAAAATAACCCGTTTGATAATTACAGCACTGTCAAAGATGAAACCATCCTCGCTATTGCCGAAGCATTTCGGGTGCTGGAGCAGCGCGCAGAAGCAGTAGAGAAAGAATCAGCACGTCTAGCTGATTGGGTTAAGTGTGTTGAAGCGGAGCGAGATAAAAATATCGCCTGGCACGCCAGCCAACTTAAGCGCGCAGAATCAGCTGATGCGAAGCTGGCAGAGCTGGAAAAGCGGAAACCTGACTTTCACGTGCGGCAGATACGTACTGAACAAGGTCCAGCCTGGACAGAGTGTGGCGCAGATTATGCGCGGGGGAGTCATTTCTTCACCCGCCCCGCACCCGCCGTCAGCCTAGCGGAGCTGGTGCAAAGAGTAATGCCTGCTGCCGCAGATAATAACATTGAGCAGTTTTACGGATGTAGCGATGATTTTTGCGTAGGCTGGAATCATCATGCTGCCGCCGTCCTGCGCAACATTGAGGAGGCGGGTTAATGCCTAAATCCCCCGCCGAACGCAAAGCAGCGTAGCGTGCCAGACAGGCCGCTGCCGGTGGTAAAAAGCTGGAGCTGGCGCTGGATAATCAGGAACTGGAGATGCTGGCGCATAACTGCGTCGCACGCCGCCCCGGTCGTGAACCGTATGAGCTGAACGAGTACATAGCGCTGTTAATCCGGAAGGATGCCGCTGACCTGGCGCAGCAGGTTGAAGCGCTGGCCCACCAGCAGTGCGGAAAGTGCAAAGAGCAACTGCCGGTGCAGTCATGCCCTTGCCAGGGTGAAGCAGCGTGCTGGGCCACCAACGGCTGGCACAAACTTAAATTGAATATCGATACGCCGTGACCTGTCACGGCTAAAAACCTGATGCAGCAGGAATGTGTGGAGAAACTATATGTCTGATATCAATAACGCAATTATTTCTGATGCCGATATCGAAAAGATAACCGGCTATAAAATCCCGTCTAAGCAATGTCAGTGCCTAAAACAGGCTGGTATATTTTTCGTCGTCCGCCGTGATGGTCGCCCGCGGACAACCTGGCAGCATTTCAATGACCCAATGTCGTCGCGCAAAGCCCCAGAAATGAATCAACCTGAACCCAACTTCGGAGCATTAGATTAATGGCTCGTGTTCGCAAAAATAGTGCTGATGCCTGGATGCCGCCGCGTGTTTATCGCGGCAAATCGGCCTATGAGCTTCATCCCAAAAACGGAGGCGCTATACGCCTCTGTGCACTGGATGCAGCTCAGTCCGCAGTATGGTCTGCATATGAGGCGCTGATCAATGAAATACCTGACGACAAGCTGCTGGCGTCACTGGCTGAACGTTTTTTCAAATCGGCTGATTTTTTTGAGCTTGCTCGTGAAACACAGCGGGATTACCTAAAGTATTCAAAAAATGTTTTGGCTGTCTTTGGTGCCATGCCCTCCGATGCAATTCGTCCTGAACACGTTAGAAAGTACATGGACAGACGCGGGTTGAAAAGTCGAGTTCAGGCCAACCGGGAAAAAGCGTTTATGTCCCGCATGTACCGCTGGGGCTATGAGCGTGGCATGGTAAAAGGTAATCCGACCAAAGGAGTTAAAAAGTTTAAGGAGACATCGAGAGATCGATATGTGACTGATGCAGAGTACCAGGCTCTGTATTCATGTGCGCCGGACATCGTGAAGATAGCCATGGAACTGGCATACCTTACCTGCTCCCGACAAGGTGACGTTCTCGCAATGAAAAAGAGCCAGATCATGGATGAGGGCATACTGATTAAACAGAGTAAAACCAGTGTTGCTCAGATCAAAGCATGGTCACCAAGGTTTGCTGCAGCCATAAAGCTGGCATCTGAACTACCCCTCAAGCCGGGCATGAGTAGTATTTTCATCATCCACCAGCCTAATGGTTCAGGTTACACGCGGGACGGGTTTAACAGTCGGTGGAGTGCTTCTCGTGAGGCGGCAAAGCTTAAATTTCCAGAGCTCCTTTTTGATTTCACATTCCATGATTTGAAGGCCAAGGGTGTGTCTGATCTGGAGGGAGATTTGTACGAGAAGAGAGCCATAACAGGGCATAAGAATGTGGAGCAGACTGCGGCATATGACAGGAAAATAGTTGTTGTCCCGGTAGTCGGAGGGCAGGCGAAACTTAAGTAATATTAGGAAGGGGGATTAGGAATAGTAATTTAGATACAAAAAAACCGCCTCTAAGGGGCGGTCATACGACACTGCTTATCATTGATTTTATTGGTAATTCGATATGGTGCCCGGGGCGGGACTTGAACCCGCACAGCCTTACAGCCGAGGGATTTTAAATCCCTTGTGTCTACCGATTTCACCACCCGGGCAGGGTGTAACTGGAGGCGCGTCCCGGAGTCGAACCGAGGTACACGGATTTGCAATCCGCTGCATAGCCACTCTGCCAACGC